GTTGGCTGAGGCGGATGAGTGCAATACGTCGGCGGGCGCGCACATGCGGCATCGGCGGGTGAAGCGGGAGACGTCGAAGGTGCCGCCGCCACGTTCGAGGGACTGGTACTGATGGACGATCGTCGTGTTCGACTCGAAGGGTTGCGGACCCAGCTCGAGCAGGCCCTGTCGACGTGTTCGGAGAACATGCTTCCGCAGTTGGCCGGCCAGTATCGGGCGACGCTCGCCGACATCGCGGCCCTTCCCCCGGTCGTCGAGGCGCAATCAGTGACGGATGAGATCCGTGCTCGGCGCGAGAAGAAGAAGGCGGCGCCCGTAGCAGCCCGCAAACGATCTGCTCGATAACGGGAGGGCGCGTGCCAACACTCGAACGGAGGGTCGGCGCCCAACGCCCACGTATCTGCCACCTGCCGCCTGACCGGATCAGTAGCGCCGGCCAGGATGCGATCGATCTGGCCGCAACATGCGGGCTGATCCTCGACGACTGGCAGTCATGGACCATCGATCACATGCTTTCCGAGCGCGCCGACGGGTCGTGGTGCGCGCCACAGGCGGCACTCATCGTCCCGCGTCAAGCTGGCAAGGGTGCAATCCTCGAAGCGCTCGAGCTGGCAGCCCTGTTCCTGTTCGACGAGCAACGGATCATCCACACAGCGCACCTTGCCGACACGGCCGCCGCACACATGCAGCGCATGGTCAACCTGATCGCACAGAATCCCGAGCTCGACAAGATCACCTACCCGTATTTCTCGAACGGCAAGGAGCGGATCGAGCGCACCGACAACGGTGGCCGCATCGAGTTCGTTACCCGTGGCCGCAAGACGAAGCGTGGCGCGAGCCCGCAGCGACTCATATTCGACGAAGCGCTGTTCCTCACCGATGAGCAGATCCAGTCGATCCTCCCGGCGTTGTCGGCGCAATCCATGAACGACGACGGTGGCCCGCAGATCATCTACATGTCATCAGCGCCTCTCCCGGAGTCGGTGGTCCTACATCGGGTCCGTCAGCGTGGCATATCGGCGAACGCTGGCCGCATGTTCTTCGCCGAGTGGTCGTGCGAAGAGGGCGTTGACATCAACGACCGGGACGCCTGGTATTCGGCAAACCCTGGCATGGGAATCCGGATCTCTGAGGAGTGGGTCGAGGAGAACGAGCTGACCACGATGTCGCGTGAGGCGTTCTTGATCGAACGCCTCGGTGTTGTGACGGCGGCGGATGGTCCGTCGAAGGTGTTGGCGAACTGGGCGGCGTGTTTCGACGAAACACCGTGTCCGAAGGTGCCGGTTCGTGTTGCCCTGTCGGTGTCGCCGGGTGGCGTGTCGGCGGCGTTCACGGTGTGCGGTGCCCGGTCGGACAAGTTGTCGCAGGTTGAGGTGCAACGGCACGAGGCTGGTACGTGGTGGGTTGTTGATGAGGCGGTGCGGGCGACGAAGGCGTTGGGTGTGCCGTTGACGGTGGATCCTCGGTCGCCGTCGGCTGGTGTTCTGGCGGATCTGGTGGCGGCTCGGGTGCCGTTGCAGGAGTTGTCGACTGCGGATTACACGCAGGCGTGCGCCGGGTTACAGGTCGCGGTGGCGAACCTGGCGGTGAGGCATATCGGGCAGCCGAGTCTTGATGCGGCTGTTGCTGGTGCGGATGTGCGCCCGGTGGGCGATGGTGGTTGGGCGTGGTCGCGGAAGTCGTCTTCGGTTGATATTGCGCCGTTGGAGTCGATGACGTTGGCGTTGTGGTCGCAGATGGGTGCGTCGAAGCCGAAGTCACGGTATGTGTCGCTTGAGGCTGCTCTGGCAGCCGCAGAGAAGGAGGAGCGATGAAGGAAGAATTGAAGGAGCAGGTGAGAGGGGTTGCGGTCGCCCATCCGGGGGACACGATCATTCTCATGTTCGACGATCTGAGCCAAGCGGATGAGGAGATGTTGCGGCAGGAGTTCGCCGCGTCGCCCCTCGGTGTCGGCGTGAGGTTGGTGAGTGGTGCGCGCACTGCCATCATCGTGGAGTCCGGGAACGTGCCCGCGTGAGCGATCTACGTCGGGAGTTGATCGAGGCGTTGGCGTGTGGGCCGGATGCGCCGCACTGCGATACGTGTAATGCCGTAGAGATCGTCGCGTTCATCCTCGCTCAGCCCGCAATGGTGGCCGCGCTCGCCGAGGTGAGCGCATGAGCACAGGGACGTTGACGGTCTCGGGGAACGTGTCCGGTAGCCCGGTGGGTGCCCGCACGATCAACATGAATATCATCACGGCGTCAGCGGTCGACGCGACACAGGTGCTGACCCTCTCGATCGGTGCGAACACGGTCACCGTGCCGTCGGGTGCGACGTTGTGTGTGATCGCCGGCCCGAACGCCGTGTCGCCGATCCCGAACCCGAATTACGGCGGCGTGCTCACGGTGAAGGGTGTCGCTGGTGATACGGGTGTGGCGATGTCGGCGAAGTGGCCGACGGTCCTGTCGTGGGATGTCGGCGCTGCACCGGCGACGTTCGTGATCAACGCCACCGTCGGCTGCACCGTCGAATTGTGGCTGATGTGAGGTTGTCGACGTTGGTGGAGTTGGCGGCGTTCGTGTGTCTGGTGCGGATGGGGTTCCTGTTCGGCCCGGAGGCCGGGTGGGGTGCTGCGTCGGGGTCGTTGTTGTTCATCGGGTATGCGACGGATGACACGAATGCGGTTGTGGCGGTGTCACGGGTGATCAACCCGGCCCGCCAGTACGTCAGGAAGCGTCGGCTCCACCGTCACGAACGACGAGGTAAGGCTGTCGCGAGTTCTTGAGAGTCCAATGCGACAAGAACTCTGCCTCGGTTCGGAACGACGACCAGGGCGACACGCCGCGTTCGTCAACTTGGGCGTATTCGACTTCGCCGTCGCTGACCTCGATCACGACGACATCATCGCCACCGTTCCGGGCGTAAATACAGCCAGTAATTGCTGCTTGTAAGTCCATGTAGCGGATTCTACGCCATGCCGAGGAGGTCGCTGTTGAGTCTCCTCCGCAATCTGGAACGTCGCGGCGCCGATCCTCGCCTACCGTGGGGTAACAGTCGAATCCCGACGAACGCCGAGTCCGGGCAGATGGCCGCCGGTGTCCCCATGAACGAGGACAACGCGATGGCGCTCGCGACGGTGTACACGTCGGTGGCGATCATCTCCGACTCGGTATCAACCCTGCCGTTGTATGCGCTGAAACGGACGAAAGACAAAGCCCGCGTCGAGATCGACCCTGCCCCACAGCTTGTCGTCAATCCGTGGCCCGACGGTGTCCTCCAAGACTGGATCGCCCAGGTCGTGTACAGCCTCGTGCTGCGCGGCAACTTCTACGGCCAGATCATCGACCGTGGCCCGGACGGATACCCGACGTGCATCATGCCACTCCACCCCGATCAGGTGTGGGCCCGCCGGTCCCGTGACACCGGCCGCCGCCTGTACAACGTGAACGGGATCCCGGTCCCCACCGAGAACATCCTCCACATTCCGCACCTGTTGGCGCCCGGTTCGTTCATCGGGCTCAACCCCGTCGAGTACATGCGTCTCTCGTGGGGTCTCGCCTCCGCCGCCGAGAAGTACGGGGCCAGCACATTCGCGAATGCTGCTCACCCGCAAGGCATCATCACGGTCCCCGGTGACCTCGGCGAAGAGGAAACGCTCGAGCTGGCTCGGGCGTGGAAGATGGGTCACCAGGGTGTCGGCAACGCGGGACTACCCGCAGTCCTCACTGGTGGCGCCACGTTCAACACGATCCAAATGTCGTTGGAGGACGCCCAGTTCCTCACGACCCGCGGGTTTCAACGGGACGAAGTGTTCGCCTTCTTTCGTATCCCCCCGCACTTGGCAGGTTTCGTCGACAAAACAATGAGCTGGGGCGCGGGCATCGAACAGATGGAGATCGGGTTCGTCATCAACACGCTCGCCCCGATCCTCACCCGCATCGAGGCGTACCTGTCGAACCTGTTGCCACCGGCGATCACCGTCAAGTTCGACATTCGCGGGCGCCTCCGCGGTGACACGTTGCAGCGCTACCAGGCGTACCAGTTGGCACGCAACGCCGGGTTTATGAACGTCGACGAGATCCGGGAACGTGAAGACATGCCGCCATTGCCGAACGGTGCAGGGCAGACG